TTCCAGCCGAGGAGCCGCCCGTGACATACTTGCACCAATCAGTACACGGTCCTGATACGCGGAAAGGCCATCGAGAGCCTTGGCTAAGTCTTCCGGAGCCAACACGAAGGACTCTGCGCCTGAGCCAAACTCTTTATAGCTCTTCTCCGGAGAGCAGATTGCCGGGATAGCAAGGGCCTGGAGATTAGCCAGCTTGCAATTAGACTTCCAGTGTTGTGCTGGATAGCCTTGCTCACACCGTAAGGCTATCCCAATGTCACAGTCTTCCATATTACCATTGAAAGAGAAGTACCACCCACGTTTCTTGCACTCCCACTCTATTATTTGGTGCCAATAGCCCAAATAACGATCGCCCCCTTCGTAACCAACCGTATGAACCATCTGTCGAGTCTTCACGGGATGATACTTTGGCCATGCATGATGTGGCAGCACGAGATAGGGGCCCGACCAAAGGCTATCATGCAACATTTGACTGTTAGGAAACACTATAGCAGCGGGCTTTAGACGGTCTATCTCAGCGCGAAGCCACATAACTGCTTCGATCTCTGACCAACTATTACCAACAGGCTGCGGCCAAGCATCTACGATGTCCCATACCCAAGGCTTTTTAGAGCGCTTTAAGGCCTCTACGAGCTCTGGGGGAATGCGCTTGATTGCAACAACCAGATCATGGCCACTAAAGTCGGAATGCCTTGGTAGCACGTCAGCCTCGATAGCGGTACCTAATTGTACCCCCCGAACTTTCCACGACCCTGAGGTGCCCTTCCCTGTAACAGCAATTCTTGCTTTCATACCCTCTCCCCGAACCCGTAGACCTCTGTTCGTGCAAAGTACTTGTGTTCCTCTACCAAAACCATTGGGACCTTACCTTCGTCAATAAGCCTTTCGTGCGCGTACACAATTTTATGCCACTTAATGTTCGGAAATAGCAGCCGAACGGCTTCCGCTGTAAAACGCCAGTAGTCAGATGGATAGCTATGTACCCTCCAAATGAAAGGGACCTCTACATGGAACGTACTTCCTATGTGTAGCAGTCGTTCAAGATTGGCCGCTAGTATCCACGGCTGCCTGGAGTGCTCGAGAACACTAAAACACTCGATGTGGGAGAACATACCCAGGTCCGAAGGTAGAAAGGCCTCGAGATCCAGAACCCGATCTACTCCCGGGCCGCCAATCATGTCCACACCAATAGCGTCCTTGTAGAGCGTACGTCGGTCTTTGCGGTACTTATACAGTCGCGAGCCTACTATTAAGGTTCTGCCTGACTGGGGGAATACATGTGTACGCTCAAAGAGCGCTTCTAAGTCCTGAGCAGGCATTCGAAAGCCTCTCCTTTACGTAGTTCGTCGATCGTCCACTGAGCCCAAGCTAGCCGCTCGAAAGCAGAAAGGCGTTCCTGGGGAGTGGGATTCTCAATGTAGGCCAGATTGTTATCTGCTGCTCCTGATAGGATCCAATGAGGAGCACAATAGAAAACCGGAATGCCTTCGACTAGGGCATGCACTCCTGCCGAGCTCGACCAGATCACAACTGCCCAAATGTCTTGTAGGGCCTCCTTAATTGGGACTTTTGGAGGACTTGCTTGCCAGTTTCCGGGGTGAGGTCTGACGAGGATCGGCCTCTTCGTATACTTCCGGAGTACCTGAGAAGCAGTAACGGCAAAATCGAAAGGCATCCGCATAAGCTTAGAGCCAATATGTCGGTTAGGACAGACCAGTATTTGAGAGCCGTAGGAGCGCCAAGGCTTTAGCTCGATGTTCAACTGTCCGAACTTTGGACCCCCCACATTCCATGCCCCTGCGCCGTTGTGGTCGTGCCTTGCTAGCGCATACAGCTGGTGACCACCAGAATCCTTCCCAATATAGCCGTTTTCTGCAACCAAAACCGTGCCACCAAGGCCCTCAAAACAGTTAGCATAGGTCTCATTCGGGCCCCCTTTGTTCCAGATTACTAGTACATCCCCCGGACGTACTCGGCGAGGTTCGTGCGCACTTACCGAATACCCTGCACTAGAAAGGCCCTCATAGAAGGCATTAAAACGCTCTTTTGGCGTCTTTTCTATGCGCAAATACGCGATATCTGTCATGGATTTACAATCTTGAGGCCGATTTTGCGTGTTTTCTGTCCAAAAAGCGCTCTTCCAGCGCAGTTACCTCACAGATTTCACCTTTGTGGTAACGTCTCTCGCCAATATCGATAGTCTGATAGAACTGCATGCTTATGCCAGCAGCCTGGTTTTTGGCTTCTTCATATAGAGAAGGGAAGGCTTTTGCCTCCTTTGGCTGGTATCTAGGAAAGATCTGGAGAAGGGGGCCCGAAATCGCTCTGAACTGCCCCCCGGGCGCTAATTGGCCAAGTCGGGACCAACGGTGCAGGTGTTCCTGGAGATTTAGAGAATGCCCAGAAGTGCGGACTTTTAGGTCGTGCGGGTAGGTGCCGCCTTGGTAGCACTCTACGCCAACGATTACGATAGGAACACAGCCCATAATCCATGCCGCCCACGCACCTAGGGCAGCACTGTTTGGCAAGGGAAGATCAAAAACCCGATAATCCGCGATTGGTAGTCCGCTGATCACAGGGATCTTCCATGAAATCAAGCGTTCGCCAAGATCTTCGCAGGCGCAAATATAGTTGCAGACTTGCTGTCTGCATCCGTGGTCGTTCGCAGAGATGAAGATCGCGTCCTTTGGGCAATCCAGGATGTCAGTCAGCCGAGAAGGGGCCCCACCGATGATCACGGCAGCCCTATCTAGGTGCCTGTGAACAAGCTCACTGGCGCAACCATTCCGTTTAGCTCTTCGGTGCATTAACCATCTCCGATCACTCCGTTCTTGATGTGACCATGATAGTGCTTGACTCCGCTCTCATCGTCGTCGTAGTTAACTGATGGTTGGACTGTGATTAAGGGAAGAGATCCAGTTACAACCCAGGCGTCATAATGACCTTTTGGTCTGTGCTCTTTGCATTTACACTTGTACCTGGGTTTGTTGCACGTTTGACACTTATCGGAGTAACATTGGCCGTCAACTAAGAAGTACAGTGAATGCTCGCTAGCGCGATCAGGCAACGCTAGAATCAGAGGAGCCCTATTAGAATTGTGCTTGAAGTAGTAATCCGTAAGGTGGATCAGCTCAAGATGAGCTCTGTCTTTACAAGGTACGCCCTGGTAGTGATAGTAACACATGTCACCAACCTCTAAAGACTGAAAGTCGATTGTACCATCGTAATACTTTCCATGCTCCACTCCATTCATATGAAGCTTTGGGGACTCGATCCAGTGGATTATATGGCTCATGGTTAGTCTTTCCCGCGTCCTACGGCGCTCCGTATCATTTGGCGCGGAGCTATGCGCTACTCCGGCGAGCTCTTTGCGGGCTTGGCCGGTGATCCCCCGAACGGAGTTTTCGGCTCCGCTTTGAAAGCTTTGGGTAGCTCGTCACCTGCCTCAACTTCGGCAGTTAGCCCTGATTTGAGACGGATCTCTTTCAAGGTCGCGATCGGGAACCCGTACTGTGTTTGGCGGCTCGCATTAACGATAGAACGGGCGAACTGCGCTTGAGTTTGTGCGACCTCCAGGGGAGACTGGTGAAAAGCACTTGGCCATTCGAATTGAATAGGCTCGTTGGTCTTCGGGAGTATGCCCAGGCTTTGGAAGCGGGCAATCAGCGGCCTGAGAACATAAGGCTCTGCAAAGTTGATACGCCGTTTCGCGATAAGCTCAGCCCAGTTTGCACGATCTTGCTCAGAGGCGAGCTGTCCTGCTTCGGCCCCCATCAGAATGCGCTGCGGGATCCCTGTAGTGGCTGCGAGAAGAGCAATAAGGACCCCGAAGACGCCTGACGGATCGGCGACATCAGAGCCGATGTTGGTGATCTTTACGCCCCGAGTACGGATGTACCTCCGAAGTTGGTGCTGGAACTCCTCCAGCTCGTCGCTTAATGCTTCTGCGTCCTCGGACTTCAAGTCCATGTCTTTGTCGATGTCTACCTGCAGACCACGATTTGCCGTCAACCAGAATGTTTCGGCTGATCCGCCTCCGATCTTTAGGATATCGTCCAACAGGTTGTAGATGATATCCAGTCGAGGGATCCCCAGAGACTTGCCCTGCAGTGGCCTGTCCACGATGTGGACTATCCGAGAGAAGTGTACTCTGTCGGATAAATTCGAGTCTGAGGTCTTCAACTGGTACAACGAAGGCAGACCATAACGAGGACTTGTCTTTTCGGCATCCCATTTGTCAACTACAGCACTGAGAGCGCCATAGGAGTGCATGTACGCGATGTTTTCTGGCTTGTAGCTGGAGCCGGCAGGAGAATCAGGAGTGCCAGGAAGGCCAATCCAGAGAACGGAGAATTCTCCGAAGCTAAGGAGTCTGTCTACTTGGAATAGCGCTGGCCACAGATCGACAACTTGAACGTCGATGAAAGCTTTCCAGGCTTTCTGAAAAGCGTTGTCCTTGGTGACAATTATGGGAGGATATGCCCATGTTTCTTCAGGCGGGGCATCAGTGACCCGTGTTGTGATGTCTTGCCTCTCGTACTTAGCAAGCAGGTCTTCAGGGCTGAGTTGTCTTGGATAGCCGTAGACCTCATAGAGGTTCCTTTTGCCTCCGAACATGAATCCTGCTCGCATCATGGAGAATATCCGCTGGAACATATTTCGAGTCGGAGATGCGGATACGAGATTGGATTTGATTTTTGCCATAGCTAGCTCCCGGTTAGTGACGACGGTACTTGTTTTTGGTTGTTGGATAAGCCTAATAGTTTGCTCACCTAGCTCTCTGCCCCAAGTCGGTGACAGCATTTGAGTTTGGAATAGATGGTTGTAGCCTTGGGCAGCAGAGTCAACTGTGTCGTCGTGCTCGCCTCCCGGGAAGCTTTTGAGCTCTTTTGTGTGGTCTCCGTTCCAGATAGCTCTTTTGAGAGCAACACGTCCATGATTAACCGCGGCTACGTAGGGCTGTGCGCGAACGACCTTCGCTCCTGAGGCTAATGTGATTGTGACGTTATATCCTGCAAGGATGTTGGTTGCGAGGTGCTCGGCATAGGCCTTCCCTGAAGCACCAGGCTCTTGCTCGATGACGATTGGGATCTGGAAGCCATCAGACTTCGCAGTATCCTGGATATTAGTCTCTACTGTGTGTGACGCCCACTGCCCCCGGACCATATCAGCGACATAAGTAGTCACAAACGGAGATCCCGGACGGCCTTCAGTGCCTAGTAGAGAGCCAACAGTGAAGTCGCTCTTCTTGCGCTTCTTCCTGTCGGTGGATGCAATGTCCCAGCTCCGAACCCATCGCAGATCGAGGGGCTTCTCGATCTTGTCAACATACCGAAGCATGTCGATATTGACAGAGATGCCCGCAGCATCCTGAGGGTCCTGCTGGTACATCGAGTCGAACAGCCATTTATCTAACAAGGACTGGATACGTAGGAGGCGTTCCCTGGAGTAGCGATCGGGCCATAGAGCATCTCCAGGTAAACGTCCCAGAACGTCATTAGCCTCTGCTAGTGCAGGCATTCTAATGACGCGCCAGAAATGGCCTTCCTTCTCGATGATCCGCCCAATTAAGTCGCCTTTCGGGGATGGCCACCTTGTTGCAAGGATAATGACTGAGCCGCCGGGCTCCAAGCGCGTGTAGGCAGTCGATAAGAACCAGTTCCAGGTGGCCTCGGAGACCGTCTCGGACATTGCATCAGCGAAGTTCTTGACGTAGTCGTCAATAATTAGCAGGTCTGCTCCGCGGCCCGTAATAGGACCACCAATGCCTACCGACATCATACCTCCGCCTTCTTCGGTCGCGAAGATGGAAGTGCGTTGGACATCCTCGCGAATGTGTGCGCGAAGGAATTTACCGTCGTCCTCGATGAATGCATCACGTACTTGGCGGCCAAAGTCAGTGCTCAGATCAGATGCGTACGTGGTAAGGATGATGTTTAGATGAGGCCAGCGATCGAGGAACCAGATTGGTGTATGTACCGAGTCCAGCATAGACTTGCCATGCCGAGGAGGAAGTTCGATGATGATCCGTGCGTCCCCCTTCTGTATCTCGTACGCGATCTCAGATGCCGCATACAGGAGGTGATGAGCAGGGATCCACTTACCCCTTGTGCGAAAGTGAGCTAAGGTAGCAGGAGTGAGTCGGATTGCCTCCTGATAGTTCTTAGTTCTAGGATCGAGCATCCCTGTGATATCGAGGGCGACATCTTGAGACATGCTATATGCCTTTATGGAACTGTATGTCCTCGGCTAGCTCTGCGCCGCTGTCTTCGCTGTCGAACGTCCTGCCTTGCTGTTCTGTTGCGTCCTGGAAGGACGTGGTAGTAACTCGAATTACCAGCTCTTGCATTTGTCGGGCTGTCTTCGGAT